AAATAAAAAAGGTTGATACAACAGGACACTATATTTGTTATCCTGACCCTGCAGGAAAGAATAGACATACATCAGCTTTAATGTCTGATCATGATATTCTAAGAAGGCAGGGGTTTGGGTTGCGAGTAAAGAAGAAAGCACCATTGGTAACAGATAGTGTAAATGCAGTCAATAAAGCAATGGAGTTTACAATAGTAGATTCTAAATGTAAGGAGTTTATAAAAGACTTGGAACAAGTAGTATTAAAAGAAGGAACAAGAGAAATAGATAAATCCAATTCAGAAAGAACACACCTTACTGATGCTTTTAGATATGCAATAGATTATGAATTTCCTGTTAAGAAACCAATTACAAAAACTTATATGGCTTAGGAGAGGGAATGATAGTATATTCAAATGCAAAAGATATAGTAGATGAATCAATAAGACAATTAAAATGGGAAAATCAAAGTGCTATGCTTGAATTAAGAGATGAAGCACTTGATTATTACACTTATAATAATACAGGTAAATACATAGACCAATACTTCTCAGGAACCCTACAGCAAGAAATTCCTATCTACAATGTTAATCTTACCAAAAAGCTAATTAATCGTATTTCCCTTGTTTATAAATCTGCACCTATAAGAAATGTAGAAAATGATTCTTATTATGAACTTACACAAGATAAAGATTGGAAGATGAAATCATTTGAAAGAGTTCATAATTTACTTGGAACAATAGCTGTTCATGTTTGTTGGGAAGATAATAAACTAAAATATAATCCTATAATGCACTTTTGTCCTATTATGGACCCATACAACCCATTGAAGCCAATAGGAATAACATATCCATTAAATAAAGCTACTGCTGATTGGAGAAATACAGAAGAAGATATTTATGTGTATTGGAGTGCAGAAGAACATTATATGTTTGATAGCTCAGGAAAAACTATTAAAGTAAATGAAGATAATGTTAATCCTTATGGTATATTGCCATTTGTTTTTATACAACCTACTCACATGGTAGATGAGTTTTGGAATGAAGGTGCAATGGACATAGCTTTAGGTAATAAGCAAATTGATCTGGCAATGACTATGTTGCAGCACCATATCAGAACAGCAGGTGGACAATTTGTTATTGAGGGTAGAGTTGATGCTAACAATATTCAGTTAGGTCTTAATAAAGTGGTAGTGGTAGATGAAGGTAATATGAGCAATATATCATCAAATACAGATGTTACAAGCATTAAAGAAGGTATTGAGTTCCAACTTAAAACAATAGCATTTAACAATAATCTAAACTTTGATTTTGGTTTGTCAGGAAGCAAATCAGGTGTAGCATTAAAAATAGAGAATTTAGAATTATTAGAAGCAAGAGAAGACGAAGTAGAAAAGTGGAGAAAAGCAGAAAAGAATATTTATGATATTGAAAAACAAATCATATCATTAGAATTAGGTAAACAGCTTCCAGATCAGATAAGTCTTGATTATGCAGAAGTTAAATTTCCTGATTTTGAAAGAGAAAGAGAAGAATGGGATTGGAAGTTTAAGCATGGTTTAGCAGATAGGTTTGATTACTTAATGTCACAAGATCCTGATAAATTCCCTGATAGACAGGCTGCAATAGATTATTTAGAAGACAAAAAACAAGAGACAGATACAACTGATAATATATTTAAATTAAATAGAAATGGCGAAAACACTAACAGCATATCTTAATAAAATATCTGATTTAGAAGATAAAATAGATAATGAAATAGAAGAATTATTAAAAGTTATTGATATTGACCAACTACTTGCAAATCCTGAACAATATATGCAAGAATTATCTAAACAATTTTTTGAATCACTTGGTGATGAATTAAAACAAGCAATAAAAGCAGGAGAACTCAAAGCAGATAGGATTATAAAGAGCATTGAAAGCAAACTTCAAAAAAATTAAATCAGACATAGACTTTAATCAGAGCATTAATAAACTAATTAATGATACTATATTTTTAGCAGCACAAATTGGTGTTAAAGAAATCAAAACAGGATTAGACACATCTACAGATATAAAAGGCAAACCATTTAAGAAATTAGCACCATCTACAATTAGACAAAAACTTAAAAAAGGACAACCAACTAAACCACTTATAGCAACAGGCATGATGAGAAGGCTGCCTCCTGTTAAAGGTAAAAGTGGAAAATCTACAATATCTGTAGCCATGAAAAGAAATGATGTAGCACAATATCATGATCAGGGTGGAACTAAAGCAGGACAACCACCCAAAAGAGAATGGTTTGGCTTAACTAAAGAAGCAAAGAAAAAAATTGATAAAATGTTTAAATCTAAACTTGTAAAACTATATTCCAGATTATGAACACTTATGACGAATTAGGAATTAAAATATCAAAAATGTTTGATGATTTGGCTCTTATTGTAACTTCTAACTTAACATCAAGGATAAACTCTATGAGATTATCAGGTATGACCAATAAAGAAGTAAGAAAAATATTAATTGCAGATCTTATTGCAGGTGGTAGAATATTTGGACAGCTTCGTAACGGTGTTAAAAGAATATCTAAAAATGCAATAGAAGAAGCAGGTAATATTGCAGCACAAAAAGTATTTCAACAACAAAATTTAAAACAATACAAATGGATTACAGTAGGAAAGAATATATGCCCTGATTGTAAGCCAAGACATGGCGAAACAGGCGATTTAGGGTATTTTAAGACTATAGGTATGCCTAAAAGTGAATTTAGTGTATGTGGTCATAATTGTAATTGCCAATTAGTTCCAATTGAATATAAAGGAGAAAATTTGGAACAGCCAATTAAATACAAGAGATCAACGGAAGGAAGAAAATGATTAAAAGGGCTATTGTAACACCTGATAAACATGCACCATTAGCAGATATGGCTGCAATTAGAGTAGTATGTAAAGCGATTGAACTTGTGAAGCCTGATATATATATAGACCTTGGAGACACAGTAGAAGGTGATGCTTTTAGTCATTGGAAGTGGAAAAGAAAGAAAAAGCCACCATTAGAGTATATTCAGCCTGATATGGATAAAGAACTTAAAGAAGTTAATAAGCTGATGGATATAATAGATTATTCGCTTGATAAGGTAGATTGTAAGGAAAGGCATTTTTGTCAAGGTAACCATGAGTTATGGCTTGATCAGTTTGTAGATGAACACCCATATTTACCACAATACAAAACAGAAAATGCTTTAATGTTAAAAGAAAGAGGCTATAAGTATCATCATAACAGCGAATTTTTAAAGATTGGAAAGTTACATTTCCATCATGGAAACTTTTATGGTGGGCAATATCATGCAGCAAACCATTTAAGAAAGTTAGGTTGCAATATTATGTATGGGCATACCCATGATGTTCAAATGCACTCAGCAACAATGTTGGGTGGGCAGGTATCAGCAATTTCTTTAGGTTGTCTTAAAGATATGAGTAAAGAAAGTAATGCTTGGCTTGGAGGTAGAGAACATAATTGGAGCCATGCTTTTGCAATAGTAGATTTTTTTGATAAAGGACACTTCACAACTGATGTAGTCCAGATTATAAAAGGAAAAGCAGTAGTTCAAGGAGAACTTATAAATGGTAATAAAAGATAATGGATATTTTACAGATAATGGAACAATTTGGAATACCTGTTGCAGTAGCAATGGCTTTCGGATTTTTTATATGGAAGCAAAACAGGTTCATTCAAAAAACTCTAATGACCGAACTAGACCAAGATTTCAAGAGGTTGGAAGGTATTATTATTAAGCTAATAGATCAGCAGAAGCTAGTCCAAATGGAACAAAAGAAGTTAAATGGTATATTTAAAGCACAAGTAGAAATAATGGCTAGATTAAGTGGTAATGGCTTAAAAGATAAGTTCCTTAGAATTATGGAAAAGGGTGGAATAGAAGATGAATAAACCTAAAAAAATTAAAATAGAAACACCCATAGGAACAGTAGAGAGTGATAGTGGCAATCATTTTATTGATATATTAAGTGTTGCAGGAATTATCGTGTTATATTTTGTATTAAAAAAAATCTTTAAAACCAAATAGGAGAAAACAATGGACATAAAAGAACTAATAGCAGGTTACCTGTTTAATGATGAAACTAAAAAGAAAATAATTAAAAAACTTAATGACAAGGTAGATGTTCCTTTTATTAATGAGAAGACAGAAGAAAAAGTCCTTAATGCAGTATATGAGGCAGTTGAAGAAGCAATTAAATCAGTAATATTGAAATAATTGTTTGGAAATAACCCACAACATAAACTAACATACAAGGAAGAATTATGAAAAATAATGAAGAAAACCCAACCACCGAAAATCAAGGTGTAAAAGCCGATTCCGTCCAAGCAGACGACAATGCTTCAGTTGGCACAACAGACAACGACAACAAAACTGTTGATTCAATTCCTTATGCCAGATTTAATGAGGTTACTAAACAAAAGAAAGAATTAGAAGCCAAATTAAAAGAATATCAGACAAAACAGGAAGAAAATCGTGTGAAAGCAATGGAGGAGCAAGGGAAGTATAAAGAACTTAATACTGAACTTAGTTCTAAATTGCAAGACTACGAAAACAAACTAAATGTTTATGCTGAAAAAGAAGCTAAGGAACGAGAAGATTTAATTTCTCAATTAGATGATCAAGACAAAGAAGTTTATGGGTCTTTAAGTAATGATCAGTTAAGGAAACATATTAAAAAAACAAAAGCACAATCTGTAAACACAAACACTACTCAACCTATTAGGGATGTGAGTGGTAATAAAGTTGCTGATTGGACTAATATGTCTCCTGAAGAAAAGAGATCTAATTGGAAAACTATAGTAAAATCTTATAAAAAGTAACTAAAAATTAAATATATTGTCCTACTTGAAGGCAATCTTGCAGTTGATAGAGGGCAAAGATTGGAGAAAAGATGGCTACATCAACAGGTTTAGCGAATCCTGCTGCATCACAAGCATCTGATACTGAATTAGCAGTATTTATTCCTGAAATATGGAGTGAGGCAGTAAGAGCAAGTTTTAAAAAATCATTAGTAATGACTAATGTAGGAACAGACTATTCAAGTCTTGTGTCAGGTGGTGGAGATACAGTTAATATTCCATCAGTTGCAGATGTTGCAAATGCTGCGACTAAGGACCCTCATGTTCCTGTTAATTACACTAATGCAACAGAAGATAGTATTGCATTAGCATTAACTTCACATAAATATGCTTCAGCTATGGTTGAAGATATGGGTGCTGTTCAAGCAAATTCAGATTTACTTTCAATGTATTCAGATTCTATTGGCTATAAATTAGCTTTAGGATTTGAAACAGAAGTAGAGGCTGCTCTTGCATTAACAACAGAATGTATTAATATTGCAGGTAACACAACTGCAAAAACTATTGATGCTCACACATTAGCACATATAAGCAAAGTTGTTTTAGAAAACAATTGTCCACTTAATGAGTGCACATTAATTTTAAATCCAACTTTATATGCTTCATTGTTTAGAATAGATGATTTTA